CTAAAAGTCCGTGAGACTTTAACCCGCATCGGAGTTGCATCTCGTAAGGAGAAAAAACTTTATCAATCCTGCCACATTCTGCATAAGCAGGGTAGATATTTTATCGTTCACTTTAAGGAACTGTTTGCCCTTGATGGCAAACACGCAAACCTGACTGTGAATGATGTCCAGCGCCGTAATCGTATTGTCCGCCTGCTTGCTGACTGGGGACTGATTACGGTTGTTAAGGAAGAAGGTGTTACTGATATTGCTCCTTTGAATCAAATCAAGGTTCTTGCTTATAAGGACAAGGGTGATTGGATTCTTGAGCAGAAGTATAATATTGGTAAGAAAGGAAAGGCACAAGAGGCAGAATAAATAGTAGTGTGCCATTCGTGCGGCACTCTACAAAAGTCGGAACACCCAGAGACCCCTTGACAGGGGTCTTTTTTTGTGTCATAATATCTTTGTTGGTTACGCCGCTTTTGCATGTGACCGACCGTGGTTTTGTCGAAACCTAGTAATTTGTTAAAAAAAATTATGTATCACCCCTTTTTTAAATCTAAATGCGACATCCCCGATATTTCTTGGTGGGATGGTTTGGAACTTCCTAGTTATAAAAATGCGGAAGTTATTGGTTTGGTTATTAGAAATGTAGAAGATATTAAATGTAAAAATGATCTAGGTCAAGTTTATAATACAGGAAGGCAGCAAGGAACTGACAAAGAAAATGTTGCTGCTCTTACCAGCAGTTTCCTTACCAAAGGAATTAATACAAATCATCTTCCTCCTATTATTGATGAAGATAATAATCTTCGTGAAGGATTTTCAAGACAAGAATTTTTCTTAAATTGGGGACAAGAAAAGTATGTTTACCTTTTAATTAAAAAAAATGAAGGTTGTGATGTAGACGATTTAATTGATGAAATTAGTCTTGGTTCAAATAATCATGATCCAGCTAAACAATCGTCCATTAATGATTTCAAAGCAAGATTGCAAAAATATGTTGAAAGGCAAAAAGAAAAGGGACACGTTGTAACTGAATCTGAAGGAATTAAGTGGTTTTCTCAAATTAGCCATACTTTCAGTGACCAATCTGTTAAAAATGCAGTTCAATATGTTTTAAACAAAAAAACATGCGAAGAGTCTATGGAATCTTATTCTAAAGATGGCGCAGAAAAAATGGCAAAAAATCAGTATTCTTTGAATAACCCTATTGCCCTGGGTTTGAAAATGAGTCATAAAGATCTCATGAGCAATGGAGCAAATGGACAAAGAATTTTTTTTGAAGCACTTCGAGTTTTTGATGAAACTGGATTTTTCCCACCAGTAGTTGTTTTTGCTCAGAACATTCCTCCAAACAAAATTGATGATGTGCGATCTAATTGTTTGAAGCAGGCTGATCAAATGAACAATATTATGGAATCTTTAGTCCTTGCTTATAAGCAGGCAAAAACTCAAAACAAAAAATTCAAAGTTATGGACATTAAGGGATTTCTTCCACAAATCATTGGCAAAGAGACAGATTTTATTCCTGCAAATGTCTATGAAGAGATAACCGAATAAAAAGATACGGGGGTCCACACCCCCTTTTTTATGTCTTCTTGTATAATTAGTAGTGGATGCCGAAAGGGTCCACAAAACACAAACTCGCTTTTAAAGGAGCTACCATAATGAACAACCTTACCAGGTATACTGCTGCAGATCTTAATACCTTGATGGATAAGATCACAAAGAACAGTATTGGAATGGATGAATACTTTGATCGTCTTTTTAACCTTCACGAAACTTCAACAAATTATCCCCCATATAACTTAATTCAAGTAAATAATGTAGAATCTCATTTAGAAATCGCATTAGCAGGATTTAAAAAGGAGGAGGTACATGCGTTCACGGAGTATGGAAAACTTTTTGTCGAAGGTCAAAAATCCGACACAGACTCGGACAGGACGTTTATCCACAAGGGAGTGGCTAGCAGAAGCTTTAAACGAGCGTGGACTTTATCCGACGACACGGAGGTACGAGAAGTCACCTTCGAAGACGGACTCCTCAGAATCGTCCTTGGAAAAATAGTTCCAGAGCATCACGCCCGTAAGGATTATCTCTAAATATATTTGAATATCGTCGGCGCAGACGGAGGGGAAACTGGCAAAAACCAGTTGACTCCCCTCTTTTTTAATGGTATATTAGATAGGAGGTATAACAAAATTATGACGGTTAAACTTGCTCTTCTTAAATCAGGCGAAGACATTATCGCTGATATTCAAGAAATGGTGGTTCAAGAACAAGTGGTTGGATATTTTCTTCAAAATCCTTGTGTAGTTAAACTCTATGGAGAGCAGATTGAATCTGATGGTAAAGAAAGGAAACCATTCAAAATTCAATTAACCCCATGGATGCCATTGAGTTCTGAAGAAAGGATTCCAATCTCAGCTGATTGGCTAGTGACAATGGTTGAACCTATTTCTCAATTAAAAACAATGTATGAAAATGGAGTAAAAAAACATGGTGAAAGACTCGGTGAAAATTCTGGTGATTCAGAACCAAACTCTGATAAGTCAAATTGAAGAGGTTGGCGGTGATATCGGACAACCAGACTGCAAGTTGATCGAACCATTTTTAGTTAAGGATGAAGTTTTAACTCCATGGTTAGTAGAATATACTAGTCAAAATACTTTTATGCTTCATTCGGATAAAATTTTGACTATTGCTGAACCAAATAGTAAACTTTTGAAAAAGTACGAGGATCTTCTAAAGTAATGAGGTTTTACACCAACGTCCAGATGGTTGGAGACAAATTTCTTGTTCGTGGTTATGAAGATGGAGAAAGCTTCATGATCAAGGATGAGTTTACTCCAACCCTTTTTGTTAAAAGTAATCGTGAAACTGAACATAAAACTCTGACTGGAGAGAGTGTTGAACCAATTAAACCAGGTACAGTTCGTGATTGTAGAGAATTCTACAAAAAATATGAAGGTGTCGATGGATTTAAAATCTATGGAAATGATCGCTACGTATCACAATACATTTCCGAAAAATATCCAGAAGATGAAATAAAATTTGACATTTCAAAAATCAAACTAGTAACAATCGATATTGAGGTTTCTGCAGAAGAAGGATTTCCAGATCCAGAATCTTGCTCTGAAGAAATCTTGACAATTTCTATTCAAAATTATAATACAAAGAATATTATCACTTGGGGAAGATATCCATTTGAAGTAAAGCAGAAGAATGTAAAGTACATTCACTGTGAAAGTGAAGTGGAACTTTTGAATCTATTTCTTGATTTCTGGTCTAATTATCCTCCAGAAATTGTGACTGGATGGAACATCCAACTGTATGATATTCCGTACATTTGTGGACGTTTGGCTAGGGTTCTTGGTGAAAAACAGATGAAGCGTTTTTCTCCTTGGGGATTAGTGAGTCAAGGAGAAATTTATGTTTCTGGTAGAAAGCAAACTACCTTTGATGTTGGTGGCATTACTCAACTTGATTATCTCAATCTTTATAAGAAGTTTACATACAAAGCACAAGAGTCTTACCGACTAGATCACATCGCTGATGTGGAACTTGGACAGAAGAAACTCGATCACTCTGAGTTTGATACCTTCAAAGATTTTTACACTGGTAACTGGCAAAAGTTTGTTGAATATAACATCGTTGACGTAGAACTTGTTGATCGTCTCGAAGACAAAATGAAGTTGATTGAGTTGGCATTGACTATGGCTTATGATGCCAAAGTCAATTATGCTGATGTATTCTATCAAGTTCGAATGTGGGATAACATTATCTACAATTATCTTAAGAAGAGGAAGATTGTAATTCCACCAAAAGATCGCTCTGAGAAGAATGAGAAATATGCTGGTGCTTATGTTAAAGAACCAATTCCTGGAAAGTATGATTGGGTTGTGAGTTTCGACTTGAACAGTCTATATCCACACTTGATTATGCAATATAATATTTCACCAGAAACTCTCCTTGATGAAAGGCATCCAAGTGCCACAGTTGATAAGATTTTGAATGAGTCCATAAATTTTGAACTCTATAAAAATTATGCTGTTTGTGCCAATGGTGCAATGTATCGCAAGGATGTTCGTGGATTTCTTCCTGAGTTGATGGAGAAAATGTATGGCGACAGGGTTGTGTTCAAGAAACGAATGCTTGCTGCCAAACAACAGTATGAGAAGACTCCTACTGTGGAACTCATGAAAGAGATTGCCCGTTGTAATAACATTCAGATGGCAAAGAAGATCTCCCTCAACTCTGCTTATGGTGCTATTGGTAATCAATACTTCAGGTATTACAAACTAGCAAATGCAGAGGCTATTACGCTTTCTGGACAAGTCTCTATCCGTTGGATTGAGGGTAAGATGAATCAATATCTAAATAATCTTTTACAAACAGAAGATGTCGATTATGTTGTCGCATCAGATACTGATTCGATTTATCTTAATCTCGGACCTCTTGTTGATAAATTTTTTGCTTCTAAGTCTGACGATAAAGAGTCAATCGTCAAAATTCTTGATAAGATCTGTCAAGATAAGTTTGAACCGTTCATTGAACAATCTTACCAGGAACTTGCGGACTATGTATCGGCATATGAACAGAAGATGAGCATGAAGCGGGAGAATATCGCTGATCGTGGTATTTGGACTGCTAAAAAGAGATATATTCTTAACGTTTGGAATAGCGAAGGAGTTGCATATACAGAACCAAAACTCAAAATGATGGGTATTGAAGCTGTTAAATCATCTACACCAGCACCTTGTCGAAAGATGATTAAAGATGCTTTGAATTTGGTTATGACTGGAACTGAAGAAGATGTAATTAACTTCATTGACAAGAGTCGAGAAGAATTTAAAAGTCTCCCTCCAGAACAAATTTCTTTTCCAAGATCTGCATCTGATGTTGTAAAGTATCAATCTTCTTCAGATATCTATGCGAAAGGAACCCCAATTCATGTAAGAGGTGCTTTACTTTATAATCATTATATAAAGCACAAAAAATTGACAAATAAATATTCTCTGATTAATAATGGCGAAAAAATCAAGTTTTGCTATCTGAAAAAACCAAATGTGATACACGAAAACGTTATCTCATTTATTCAAGATTTTCCACGAGAACTTAACCTTGACAAATATATTGATTATGAATTACAATTTGAGAAAGCTTTTCTAGAACCACTTAAAGTCATTCTTGATGCCATTGGGTGGAACGTAGAGAAAACTGTTAACTTAGAACTATTCTTCTCATGAAAGATCAGAATCCCGTTCCAGACAATGAATCAAAACAAGTTAAATGGAATCGAGGCCTAGACTTGTTTATTGAAAGCGTTTTAAAACCAGATAATGAGTTACGTCAATGTGCTCATAATCAAAAATGCTATACCGAACTTTTAGATGTTCGTGAAAATGTGTTAGACTATTTGAAAACTTTGCGTTGGTATTGATGGACTTTTTGAAAGATATTGTAAAAGAGATTGGTGATGATTTTACCAAACTCGCATCAGACATTGATGAAACCGAAACATATGTGGACACAGGTTCGTACATTTTTAATGCACTGGTTTCAGGTAGCATATTTGGTGGTGTATCTGGGAATAAGATTACTGCTATTGCTGGAGAGTCTTCTAC